CGGTTGCGCTGTACCCGCCCGCTAAATAAACGTCGTCAATGGTTACGTTGTGCGGATTATCTACCTTTATATCACCGTGCGACAGATAACCGTGGGCCAAGCGCACGTCTTGCAGTATCTGTGAGCCAGGCAGCAACAGGAAGCTTATCGCGTCATCTAGACTGCGGCAGATGCCTTCTACGTGGAAGTTTGTAATCGAGCAAACCGTGTCGTGCTGAGACGATCCGCGTATGATCTTGTTTACATAGGCCTGAGTAGATGATGTCTTCAGGAAAACGTTGTCAAAAAACGCCTTGTTGTAATCCTTCAAATAAATCTGCAGCAACGAGTTGTCTTGGCCGGTGGTGTCTATGGTTGCACGCGCAGTAATCTCTACCGTGAGGTTTGTGACATTCGACTCCTCGCAGCCCTCTATCCAGAAAGCGCCCGACGGGTTGCTGGAAAAAGCCTGTGTTGAGTCGCTGGTGATGATGATGTTGCTGGCGTTAAACTTCTGGTTACGGTCAGCCGTGACACCACACGACGCGTAATTTTTAACCACTGCGTTAGTCAGTGTGTACTCGCCGCCAATCGCAAGAAAGTTAAACGATCCCTGCGGGGCCGCAGTAGTAGACGAGAAGCTGACCTCCGTTGCCCCGACATCGAATGTATCCGGCAACAACCCAACATCTTCCGCATATACATCAGAAACAATGGTCCGGCCCTTGTGTGCGGTGATGTTGTCGTTGCTGTCAAAAACAGATTGGTAAACTGCAAAGCTCTGGAACGACAGGTTCTTAAACACGCAGCCTTGGATGATTGTGGTGCCGTACGAATCCACTCGCACTGCGGCAATACCGTGATGGTTCTCAAACCGGCAGTTGGTGACGTGCACCGTCGTCTCTTCGTTCTTGGCGTTAACCTTAAAAAACGCGCTGGGCGTTGGCTGGATGGTGTCATAACCACCGAAGTCAGTACCGGTATCAGTCCACGGCTCGTTACCTACCTTGTAGTCTCCGCGGCCACCATCAAGAACAATATTTTCCAAGGCCACCGTCATTGCGGTCGTGCCTGAACCGGCGTCACAGTTAAACCGGCCTTGGCTGCTGTACGAGGTCCCCAGCTTAAACTTGAAGTTGCGCATACGGCAGAAGGCGCCGGCATCTACGTCTATGTCTGAAGTGATCAGGTACGTTTTGTTGTTACCGTCTAACCACGCACCAGACACAGCCACCGAGTCCATTGCTGTTTGTAGCGCCGCCGTGTCGTCCGTGGTTCCGTTACCAACCGCGCCAAAGGATGCCGCTGAAACTGACAGGTGTACCTGGCCGGTAATGAACCTGAAATCATCGGCGTCAAACGATGCGATACCCTTGTTGGTGTCCGAGGCCTGCTCTGCGGTCACTGTGACCGTGGTGCCAGTAGCAGAGGTGTCGATGCCCTCGCCGCCGGCAATGGTTAAAGTATCAGAGTCTAAGTCAATGTCGATGGTGCCGCTGTCGCTGGTAACATCTAAGTCTTGTGCCGTGACTTGGCTGTCAACGTAGTCTTTTACTGCCGCGGATGTTGGCAGTGTGGTGTCGTTGTCGTTGGATGCAATGCCCTCCGACTCTATGACAATCGCATCTGCCTTGAAGTTGTCGACCTCAATGTTAGACACGGTGTTGTCGTCGACATCGATGGTCTTGTTGGTTAGCGTCTGTGTTCCGGTCAGCGTCGCACCGTTGAGTCTATTGATACCGTGACGGTGTTATCAGCGCCTTCGGTGTCTATTCCGGTCCCGCCGGCAATGGTCAGTGACTCCGAGTCGAGGTCAATGCTAGCGCACCGCCTGTGTCGCCTTGGAAGTCCAAGTCTTGCGCTGTTACCTGGCTGTCGACGTATGCCTTTACCGACTGCTGCGTCGGTATCAGGCTCGCGCTGTCGGATGACATGTCGTCCTCGTCAACAAACGCAGTGACAGTGATGGTCCCGTCGGATAGCGACTCAAACGATGTAGTGCCGGTCAATGAGGCACCATCAATGGGCGCCTTGGTGTCGATCTGTGTCTGTATAGCAGACGTTACCCCGTCGACATAGTTAAGCTCTGCGGTCGTTGCCGTGACACCATCTAAAATGTTCAGCTCTGCGGTAGTCGCTGTGACCCCGTCTAACAAATTAAGCTCTGTCGTGGTGAGCGTAGCGCCATCTAGAATATTCAGCTCGGTAGCTGTAGATGTGACGCCATCAAGAATGTTCAGCTCTGACGTTGTTGCGGTGACACCGTCCAGCAGGTTCAGCTCTGCCGTTGATACAGTGGCCCCGTCGAGTACATTCACCTCGTCGGTGGAGGCAGTTACACCCAGATCGGCAAGTGTTTCTGCCTTGTCTGTATTTAAATTAGTAAAGTTATCGTCAAGCTCGGCGTGTGTGAGCGCTGATCCTTTGCCTGTGCGTGTTGTAATCGTAGACATAAGACTTTGCCCTAATCGATCCGAATCTTTAAGTTTGACGCTTCAATCTTGAAAATATCGCCTGTGTCGATNGTTTGCGGCAGCTCTACCGAAGAATCAGAAGGGTCCGTAAGCGTTGCCCATGCCAGCAAATTACCCCCTGTCAGGGCATCAAAAACGCCTGCGTGGGTGATTCTGCCTTGCGAGCCTGTAGCGGCCGGGAACTCTGCGTCGTTGGTGTTTGTGGCCTCGGTTGGCGCACTGCCTGACACGCTCATAGTGATTGACTGGCGAGCGTAACCGAAACCAGCAACCTCACTGCCACCGCCTGTATCCGACGGCCCCTTGGTAAACAGCCCTACATANAGCGTAGGCATCGCATACTCCACGCCTGCAAAAACGTGGTTCAACACCTTGTCCTCTAGGTAGTTTGTGAAGCTCATTGCACCGACAGTCTTCTAGGCCCGCCCAAACCGCGCACCTTCATCGTCAAACCGGAGCCGCTCATACGGCCCTTCTCTGACGCTTGGTTGAGCTTCTGGACCGCGGCGCTGTACATCTGAGCCCATACGCCGGCCCTGCCATCTTCTTGCAGGTAGGGCGCCGAGTGAATCAACGCACCGTACAGGTAAACGTCTGCCGCATCCTGCAGCAACCAAGTAACAGGCACCAAGTCACTCAATGCCTCTACCTCAGCGTAATACAAAAGCTCGATGGTGTAAGACGCGTCCGGTGTCGGGAACAGCTCAAGCGAAGAGTCAGCGTGCGTGTAAAACTTCGGCCGCCCAGATGTGTCGTTACGTGCGGACCTCTTGTCGGCTATCGCATCCCTGGACGCCAGCTGCAACGGGTATGTACCGCTCCCCGTAATGTGAACCTGTATCGTCTCAAGCCAGTCAGTTGGCAGCTGTGAGTACTCGCTGTCTAGCGCGCCGGTAACCCGCTTCTCCATCTTCCAGTGCCGTACGTCTCTNTTAATCTGCGCCTCTGCAAGCGCAATNAACGTAGGGATAACCGAGGTNAAATCATCCCGGTTCAGGAAGTCAGCGATTGAGGTTTTAAGCTCTGTATAGTTTGTTAATGCCATTACTTACGCTTCTTCTTAGCTGTCTTAGCTGCTTTCTTAAACGCTTTAGCTGTAGGCGCACCCTTCGCGCCAGGCTTTCGCATCTTCTCGCCAGAGCCTGCTTTAATGCGCTTACGCTTTGCATGAATGTTTGCATATAGACCTCGCTTACTTGGCATAGCCCTTTCCTCGCTTCTTAGCCCGGCACTTGCCAGCCGCCTTACATAGTGATGGCGTAGGACAGCCAGCACATGGTTTGAATTTACTTGCCACGTTTCTTGCCCTTTCGCTTCTTACCGTAACCACAAGCCATTACTTTCTCCTTGATTTAGCGCCAGAGCACTTCCAGCGCTTTCTCGATAGGTTGTTAGGGGTGTTGGGATCGTTCTGCTTGCTCTTTGGCAGTCGCTTCTTAATTCCTAACGAGCGCGCGCAGTAAGAGTCTCCCTTGCTTGTCCCCGGCTTTACCTTGGCGCCTTTCTGTCCGTATGAGACTTTCCTGCCAGACGCCGTGGTTTTAACTCGTGCCTTTCCTTTGCGTGGTGTAGCCATATTATACCTTACAAGAAGTCCAAAGCGCCCAACGCCGCGCCCAGATAGGTCGAGCGCTCATAGGGTCGGTTAAATTCTTCCAAGTGCTGCACATAACCGCTCGGGAACAGTAACGAGGCAGGGCTGCCCTCTAGCCGCCTCTCAAGCCCTCTCAGGGCCATTGTAACGTCTTGCAGTGTCTCAGATCGTGGTGCATAAGCTCCGCTTGTGTCGCTCTGTGCGCGCACCCTGCCGGCCGTGTCTTCAATTTCCTGCATGGCCATTGCTTGCTCTGGAGATAGCAAAGTGCCAGTCGCAAGAGCCGTGCCGCCAGCCATAGAAAACAGTGGCGCCTTGCCTTGTATGAAGTCTTTCAAAACAGCAGACTTTGACTTGTCATCGCGCTTTGCTGTTCTTTCTAACACATCATCGAAAACTTCCATAAACGGTCGCGAGTCTGCAACACCAGTGCCGGCGCCCATCCAAACAGATGCTTGGAATTGTGCCGGTGTCATGTTCATTTTGTCTGCAATCTCAGACTGGAACTCCTCTAGATACTTGTACTGTGTCTTGGCAGGCGACTTTTTCGTTTTAAAATCACCGGTAACTGCTGAGAAGTTGTGCGTGTCTATCGTCATTGGCGCTTGATTGCCTTTTAAATTCTCAGCAAAAGAGCTTACCTTTGGCCTGTTAAGCGCGGCAAAGCTGCCACCCTGCGCCAAGTCTCTCAGCAAAGCATTCTGTGTCTCGTGTGCCAAGTGACCGTACCCTTGTGGGAGATCAGGGTTGGTGAGGTCCGCAAACTGCTCGCCCTGCTTATCCAGTTGCCGGAAATAAGAAGCACGACGTATATTGCTGTCTACGCGCGATCGAGGAGACGTTGCAGCAACAATGTCCATGAATCGATTGTAATCAGCTGCACCTGCCTGTTGGCCTAACTCGTCAATAAATGACTGCCTCAAGGGGTCTGTGTTGTACCAGCTTCTGCCGCCGGCTTGCTCACCTACTTTGGCGTACTCTTCCAGTCTGGCCGCTGTTTCTGGCGTAAGTATGTCGTCTAGGTTAGCTGGCCTGCCCCTTGGCGGATCGTAACGGTCTAACGCGAACTGAGGTACATCTGGTACTTGCTCTAGCTCACTCAAATCGAACAAGCCTCGAATTACTTTACCTGACATAGCCGCCTCTGCCTCCTCTGGCGCCATTAATGATGTTAGACCTAAAGCCGCTGCCGCTGTACCACCAAGGATATTTGAGCCCGTGTACTCAGGGTCGAATGCGGCAAACAGGGAGCGGACATTTTGTGGGTCGAAAGTGACCACTTCAGGCGCGAGAGAGCCTCGCTCTCCTGCTTTACTACCGGCATATCCCATGCCCTCAAGTGTTTCATTTAGTATGCGCTGGCCTTCTCTGCCGCTAATTTCAGGGCGCAGATCAAATGCGTCAGCACGCTTAATGTAGTCCCCACGCAGCAGTAAAGGCATAACATTGCCGCCTGTAGCGTAGGCGCTGGGATATCCTGCAAATACAGACGCTTTTGACGGGCTAGGAGTAGTGTAAACACCCGGCCCCATCTTACCTTTTGCACTAGGTCTAAACTGCGTAATGTCAGCTTCTGTTCCGTGATACTGCACATCAGAAGGATCGAAGCCCATAGCCTCAGCACGCCGCATACGAGAGGCCGTGTCCATTGGGAGGTCGCCGGAAGCGATGCGCTCTGCAACCTGCTCGGGGTAACCGGTAGCGATTAACTCATCAAGAATACCGCGTAAGCGTGCGCCAATTGCCATGAAGCCTCCAGTGTGAAGGCCCAATTATATCAGACAATCCCCTGAAGGTTACGCCGTATGGGCTCTCCCCAGTTAGAGGTCTTGCGGTAGCCGATAGCCAGGTATCTGAACGCGTCGGCGCAGTGTGATGTCCAGTCGTGTAGCGGGCGCTCGTTCCATACCTGCATGGTCTCGTTGTACTGCCGCCGGTACTGTCTCAAGCAGTCGATGCCCTTCTCACACTTGTCCTTGTCGAAGTAGCACAGGTCGAGCATGGACCGTACCGCTTGGATGCCGTCGTCTACGTTCAGCTGTGGCGCAATCTGCACCGGGGTTACCCGTAAGCTATCAAGCACCTCTAACCGTGACCGGCCGCTGCCCAGCTCTCTCACCCTCACGTCATGAGGCAGTATGTGCTGCTCGTATATGTAGCCCTTCTCTTGCAGTATGCGCGCGTAGTGGTCCAAGCCGACACCGGCATTCTCGTAGTAATCGATCAACCTGACCTCTGGGCCAACAAACTGGGCAAACCAGATGGCCGTGGAATCACCTACACCTAAGTCCCACGCTGTCACCACACCGACCGAGCGCTCGTATGGCACGCGATCGATCCGACCGTCGTGTAACGCGTTAGCCATTTCGTTTGTGTAGTAGGCGCCTTCTGAGAATATCCTGAAGTCACCCTCCCAAATGTGGTCATAAACATCGGGACGCTTCTTGAAGTCTTCTTGCCGTTCTTGTTCGAGTACATCAGGGAACCACGGGTTATCCCGCCAGTTCATCTCGACAATCTTGCAATGCTCTGGCTGTGTCAGCCTGAATCTTGCGTGCGTAGCAGAGTGCTTGTTCTCAGGGTTCCAGGTTACCCATATCTCAGACTCGTCCTCTCGCACGGTAGGAATTAACTTCTGCCATGCCGTTTCCGTAACAGTCTCAGCCTCGTCGACCCAGCACAAAAGTATCCTGGCCTTGGACTTGATGCTGTCCAGGTTCCTGCGCAATCCCGAGAACACGTAGGTAATGTGACCGTCCCGGCTGCGAATGAAACGCTCACCGATCTCGTAATAGTCATTGAGCTGATCGACAGACCGGATGGCCGACTTGACCTCTTCCATTGACGACTCATCCAGAGAGTTCAGGTGCTCACGTGCACACAGTATCTGCCCCTGCTTTCCAGACAGACCCCATCGCATTCCCCACACGGCAGTCATGAGAGCAAACGAGCGCGTCTTTGCAGAGCCCCTGCCGCCGTAAGCGCACCGGTAACGAGCCTCGCCGTTAGAACAGCTCTACTATCTTGGGAGGTAGCTCAATCGAGAGTTTTTGCGACAAGCTCGATCACCGTTGGTGGAGTCATTGAACCATCGCTACTTGTGAGATCAGCTTCTACTTGCTTCAGGTCAGGTAGCACCTTGTTAAACAATCGGAAGTTATCACGCTGCATGGCCTCGTACTTCTTGAGGTCGTTGTGAAAGGTAGAGCTTTCTGCGTCCAGCTCACCTATTTTCCCAATGTTATCAGTGATTTGCGCCAACAAACGTCCGGCATCAATCTTATCTCTTGTGCCCTTTTGTACGTCTGCGGCAATCTTCTGTCGCCGTGTCATTGCCACCAGTCATTCCTCATCCGGGTGCGGTATTGAGTCGGCCCAGTACAGCCCCATGCTGTGTCCTGCTCGTATCTCACCGTCCATGATGTCATTAGTAGTTAATGGCCAAGATTCGACCGTCATGTCGTCGAATGCGACAAGCACGGTGCGCTCTTCTTTTGGCATATTGCCTTGTCGAATGACGTGCCACTCGACCTCTACCACCTGCAGCATTGCCCCCGCCTCACTGCTAATGACAGGGGTATTTTATGGCTTATCGTCGGCTTGATCAATATATTGTGGTGTGGGGCTAAATATAGACACACCATACAGGTCATAATGACGAAGGTATCTGCGCATTGTGTCGTAGTGGACCCCGTAAATTTGTGACAATGACCAGACGTCTACACCGCCATCACGTAACTTAACGGCATCAATTAGATCTCGCTTTGTTATTTTCAAGTATCGCCCTGCCTATTAGTTCTGGTATCGGTGGTACAACTGCGTTACCTAAGCATTTAAGTCTGTGTGACCTATTGGGAACCCCATCAACCACTCGACCCACATCGGGCTCAAATGCCCAGTAACCGTCTCTATACCTTTCCCATCTAATACCGCGTTCGGTAGCGCGTCCATCGCCCTCGACTTCCCATCCCGCCTGATAAGCGATTCCGTCTTGTAACCACCTTTGTAATCTCGACTGGTCGGAGTTGGAAACATTCTCTTGTCTGGATTGAATACGTGAGCTGTCAAATTGTTCTGATGGTCTTCTCTCCAACGCTTGGTTGCTTTGTTGCTGTCCTGAACAGTTGGAGTCGGCCACATCCTCACTTGGTCGCTCAAGCGTATCTGTATCGCATTCCCGCTTTCCCTGTGCGTCTTGCCTTCCAACAGAGCCTTGGGAGTCCCGCCATTGCCCGTATCGGGAGTTCTCCAATAAAACTTCTCCTCTTGGGTAACAGATAATCCAGACCCTATCTCTGTGATGGTGCGCGCCAAGTTCGGAAGCTGGTATACAGTGCCACTCCGCATCATACCCGAGCGCGGAAATGTCCCAGAGAACTCGCTTAAACCAAGCTCCCCGTTCTCCATTAAGCAGGTTTGTGACGTTTTCAAAGACGGCGTATCTGGGTCGAAGCTCCCCAATAAGACGGGCGCACTCTGTCCATAGTCCGCTGCGCTCGCCTTCAATGCCTGCTTGGTTTCCTGCGACTGAGATGTCTTGGCAGGGGAAGCCGCCTGTGATGACATCGACTCCAACTCCGTCTGAAATAAGTCGGTCTGTTGTGATTGTTCGTACATCGTCATAAATTTTTACCCCTGGCCAATTCTTAGCTAAAACCTTCTGTGCGTATGGTTCTATCTCACAAAATGCTACCGTCTCGAAACCGGCGCGCTCGAGTCCTAGAGTAAAGCCACCTATGCCTGCAAATAAATCAAGAACCCTCACAATCAAACTCTTTGTAATTAGGGTGCCCGTTCTCTCCAGCTGACTCTTGGTAAAGCTTTACGTTCTCACAGTAGAACTCCTGCTGTGCAAGCGCGTCCTGGTAGTCACCGTTACCGGCCAAGCCGTACACTAGCATGAATGCAATCAAACCAAGCCACACCGGTATCTTTCTCTCAAGCTCCATATCAGCACTCCCTTTGCTGTTGAATCCGCCGCACATGCAACGGAAGGTCTTCCAAGTCGAACTCATTGAGATCCGGNTACTCGATTGCNATAATCGAAGCCACCTCGTGGTCGNAGTAATCGGCGCGTAACAGGCTGANTATCCGTTGTTCGATCTCGTGATTCATAGTGACACGTTAACATCTGTTGTTATTATCTACAAAGTATTGCGACGCATTTGTCACTTTCTCTGAGGGGCACGAGACTGGGGCGCTGATCACCCTATACGGGCCCGTATCACTTACCGGGCGGGGTAATGTTTTGCCAGCTCAAGTGCTCGCGCGTTCTCCAGCTTGTTAATAGCACAGAGATCGAGATACTCGGACTCAGTGAGCCCTTTCAGACGCCCAACAAGAACACAGACTGTATCCAGGTTCTCGATGTGCTTATAGCCGTTGCGAGTACAGAACATGGCACGCTTCACTGTCGTACACATAGTCACCTCCATATAGGCATGACTATTATACTACATATTGTGTTATAGCTATAAGCCAGCCAGGCGCTGCTCTTGCTCTTTAATGCGTAACTTGTACTCAGCAATCAACTCCAGCAACTCAGTGTCCGTGAATTTGCGTGGCTGATGTTTCGATGCAATCAGCTCTCGCATTGCGTCTAAACCGTAGGTGTCGATCATAAAAAGCGAGTAGCTATCGATGTTGCCGTTCTTGTATTTGTTACAGTGCTTGCACTGAGGGTGTATGTTTTCTTCTACTAACAGCGTGGCGTTATGCCCGCGGCTAACAAAGTGCCCGCCGTCCATGTCTTTGTAATGCCCTACCGTGCCGCACGTCACACACTCACACATACCACAATCATTGGCATACTTCATGCGCACAAGCTTCTGCAGCAGGCTGGCGGCCTCTTGCTTGAGTTTAGCTACTGTCTTTGGCTTTCGCGGCGGCAATGGTGAACTTCCTCTCTCTCAGTATGGCCTTCTCAAAAATACCGCACTTGCACAACCAACCACGTAGGTAGTTCGGCTCTGCCAGGGTAAATAATGGCTCCATGCGCTCGTTGCATTTAATGCACCGCTGTTGCGGGATACGTGATGTACTCATCGGTTAAATCTGTTTCCCCAGTGAGCGCCGTAAACCAAAGCTCACCAAAAGCGTCTACGTCCATGTCAATGGTGACCGGCTCCGTAAAAGGCGCGGCGTACACGTCGGTGTAGTCTGGGTTTTCCCTGTTCGTTACCGCACCGCCAATGCTTCTGATTAGTAAAACAACCGACCCCCCTCTTGCCATAGGCACAATGATAAGGTCGATCATAGGCGGTCTCACTTTGTAATCATTTTATATGAAATCGTATTATACGCTACCTGACCGTATTCTTTGTGGTACGTGATGACATTTGCCTCACGACCGCTTAACCAACCGCCTCGACTGCTGTAGGCATCGGCACTTGCCAGTGTCCGGTGTTGCTCCACAACCATTAGGTTTGTCTCTTTCTTATCGATTGAGTGGTAATGGCCCATGTGCGCGTAAGCGTGCTCCGTCCTGCCGAAGACCTCCCGGTACTTTGCCGCAAACACCGTGTCGACGTTTGACACCTTGCGCTTGTGACCGTGATGAAAGAACAGCGCCGTCTTGCCAAACTCAAAACAGTAATACGTGTCTGCGGTGTTATCGATAACAACCCGCGGCTCTTTCTCGTACAGCGCCGTCAGAAGCTCGCGCATCCAGATAGCAGAGAACGGGTCGTGGTTGGCGTCGCACCACTTGATGTGCACCGTCTTGTGCTTCTCCAGCAGCATCTTAATGATGTGCCGGGTTACCCGGATGGTGGCGCGTACAATCTTGAAGTTACGCGAGTCACTATCTAGTAAATGTTTAGAGGCCTGGGTCAGTGGCTCGTAATCGTAGTGCGCAAAGTCACCGAGCTGCGCGTACACCGCCGTATCTGCCTCTGGGCTGATTCTGATAGCCTCTGCAAACCAGTTGATCAGCGTCTGCTCTGCAATCTTCAAGTCCCAGTCACCGTTCTGCGTTTGCTTTGAGGCATCCACCTCGTCTTTATCGGCAAGCATCCCCATGTGGTAGTCGGTAATAACAAAGCAGTTACATAAGTGGCCGGCCTTTATCTTGGGAGACTTAACAGGTTTCGCCGGCTCAATCTCGTCCGCCATACCCTTAACAATCTCGCGCATGATCTCAATTTGTTTTTCGCTATCTGCGCGGGTCTTTACCCATGTCATGATGGGCTTGTTGTCGGCATCGTAAAGGATCGACTCGCCGCGGATTACCTGACCCTCAGGCACGGGATTAACCTGGTCATGGCGCGGTGAGAAGCCCTGCAGCGCACTTTTCTTAACAACCGTGTGCAATCGCTCTTTGATCGTCTGCCGGTTAACTTGCAACAGCTGTGCCGCTTTGTGTAAAGAATGGCCCTGCATCCAGCACATTTCCACGGCCTGTTTCTGCTTTTCTGTTAGCTGTATTTTTTCTAGTATCTGTTCCGCTTCATAAGGCGTAAAACCCTTTGCTAAATTCCGCATCATCTCCCCCCAGAGCTGCTATCGACCGAACCTCACATCAACGTCATGTTTCTCGATCAGATGCTTGGCCATGACTTGATAGATTTGGTCTACCTCAAACTTACCGACCTTGGCCAGGTCAGCCGTTTGCAGCATGGCGTTTTGTATTGGCTTCCACATCATGTAGTAGAGCATCTTGCCGGTTGGTGGAATCTCTAACTTTGCCTGAGATATCACGTGCTGCATGCTTAT